GGGATTTGATAGACAACCAGCAGAACAGACGGCATACGTGATACTACAACAGGCCAAGATCGATTCTGTTCCTGCCCAGCAGATACTAGATAGTCTAACAAAAGCATCTCCAACACAACTCAGTGAATTGATTTCTGTGATACTTAATGCCAACAGATATAGATCAAGTAGGCTAGGTGTGCGTTCAAGCAGGACGTCATCGGAGTTTGCATCTAGAAACATATTAGACTAATGAAATTTGCCAAAGGAAAGTTCACACTCAAGAACCCAGAAAAATATGTTGGAGTTAAGACACCAACCTATAGGAGCAGTTGGGAACATTCTTTTATGCGATTATGCGATGAACATCCAAATGTTTATCAATGGGCATCGGAGGCCATCAAGATTCCTTATAGAAATCCAATAACAGGCAAGTACACTATCTATGTTCCAGATTTTTTTATAGTCTACATGGACAAGAATGGCAGAAAGCATGCCGAAATGATAGAGGTAAAACCCATGAATCAAACAACCATGGAAAGAGCAGGCAAGAGCGTGGCCAAACAGAGACAGGTCATAATCAACTATGCTAAATGGGAAGCGGCCAATGCCTATGCTAAACAAAGGAAAATAACTTTTCGTGTTGTGTCAGAAGAACAACTTTTCCATCAAGGCACACGTAAGTAAATACATCATGACAAAGAAGTTAGAAGATATACTAAATTTACCAAATGTCAAAGAAGCATTCAAACAAGTAGACGAAAAAGAAAAACAAAAAGATTTCAAAGAAAAATCAGTTGGTAAGAATGTGGATCCAAAAACCGCCGCGGCATTGAAGGCAACCTATGCAGAATTTGACAAGATAGAAAAAGCATTGCCACAAGTAAAAGGACTTGGCGAGCTTTCAGATCTCGAGATGGACAAATTGGCAGTAGAGGCCGAAGAAAGTTACAAAAATCTAATGGATCTGGGTATGAACGTTGATTCTCGATATTCGGGAAGGATTTTTGAAGTTGCATCTACGATGTTGCGTAATGCCATCGACGCAAAATCACAGAAAATAGATAAAAAACTTAAAATGGTTGAACTACAGCTCAAAAAACTTAAAATTGACAAGGACGGCGGTGATGAAACATCAGATACAGTAGAATCCGAAGGTTTTGTAATAAGCGACCGTAACGAATTGATGAAGAAACTGATGAAAAAAGACTAAATACATCTAATATGAGCACGTTTACACAATATCTCTCAGAATCTGCGAAACAATACGATTATAAGATCAAGGTCGCAGGAGAATTAGACAAAGATTTTGCTAATAAGTTAGAAACAGCACTAGGAAAATTTGATGTTGCTAAATTATCGGCAGGCAAAACATACCCAATACAAGAAACACCTTTAGATTTTCCTTATTTGAAAAACATTGAGGTCACAATCTTTGATGCAACAACGAATTATCCAGCATCCGCTCATGTAATGTCTGAATATTTGGCTAACACTCTTAACATAGCAAGAAATCAAATCGTGGTGAGAAAACCAGGCGAGCCAACAGAACAATATCAAGCAGATATGAAAGTTGAAAAAGATAAATCAGAATTCCAATCAGTGTTGCAGGACATTGAATACAAAGATGCACCAAAAGTAAACTCAGAAGAAATCTACGGTGACAAGGCCAATCAAAGTTTATTAAAAGAGTTATTGAAGGCTAGGAAAGAAATTACACACGCCGAAGAAGATGCGGCAAATAAACACGAGAAAAGATTACAGGATCGAGAAGAGAAAGGCACACCGTCACCGGTGAAAGCGGCACACAAAGGTCCTTTAGTAGGAAACCCACACCCAGCAGGAGCAAAATAATTATGGAAATGATCGATGTGTTAAACAGATTGAAAGAAATACAGGAGTCACAACCGGGTCTAGTAGATGACGCTGTTGCTAACGTAGAAAAAACAAATCCAAAAGTTGACGAAGGTGCGTTGAAACAACAGATGCACGGAGATGCAGAGGAAATGTCTAGAGAAGAATTTGTTAAAAAATACGGTCAGGGTTCAGGAGATTTTTGGGATAACATCAATGGAGTAGAAGAGTCTAAAAAAGAAAAGATTGACGAATCGGTTATGATAGCAACTGACTCGCCAGAAGAAGCGTCAATGATGATGAAGATTTTAAAGTTAGCAGGTGTTACACCCGTTGACCAAAACATGATAAACCAACAAGACGGATGCGGATGTGACGATTCATGTCCATGTGGCGGCCAGTGTGAAGGAAACTGCGATTGTGAAAACTGTGGCAGACAAGAAGAGAATTACGCCAATGAGCCAGAAGAAAAGATGCAGTCAGTAGATGATTTAGTAAACACACATTCAGGTGGATTGAACAGGAAGAAACAAACATTTCCTAAAGTTGCAGGCGGTGACAACCCGATGCAGAGAACTACCGAAGATCTTGCTAACAGCCTTAGATCACAATATCAAAGTTTCAAAGAAAATTACAATGCCGAAGCCAAAAAAGCACAAAGTCCTTACGCAATAGGAATGGCACAGGCAATGAAGTCTACAGGTGACAAACCACCTTTAGAAAAATCAACTATCAAAAAAGCCCATGATATAGCCAAGGCGGTTGAGAAAGGTAAATAATAGCGATGGCAACAGTTATTAGACAAACAGGATTACAAGCAACAGTAGGAACAGTTTACAAACCTAACTGCAACATCTATCTTTTCACTATCAAAAAGGGTGACACTGTAGCAGTTGACCTAAGAGCAGAAGACGATGCTGTTAATGAAACTGTTGAACAGATAATCAAAGAATTCAATCCAGCGGCGTACTTTATCACTGATTCATCAGCGGGTACTATGCACATGATTTTAGACAAGAGTCAAAACAGTGCTTCTGAACTACAAGTGCAATTGAGAAGAATAGGCGATTCGGTAGACGACGGTTCGACTGTTGGTCCTAATGCAATTGATATTAGTGGATCAACTGTGGCCGCGGCGGCTTCATTTACTGTAGCATAATACATTCCATTATAAACTAAATATTTTTATGAGATTCTTTGGAGAATACTCAGATGGTCTAAGGCTGACCTCGATAAAAATAATCTATAGTCTACCAGACTATAGCAATGTCCTTAATGAATTCTGGTGGCAGGCCATGGATCATCCACCTCGTTATCCTAGAATGAAAACATTTGTGGATTATTGGAACGACAGCATAGAAGGCATTATCAAAGGTCTCGAAATTGGACACAAAGAAACATTTGGTATAGATTGGAAAAAAGTGGACTGGGACTTAGATCTTAAATAACAGCATGGCATACGTAAGTTTAGATTCAGAACAGATAAAAAAAGCAAATAAAAAACAGAGATATTCCAAAGAACAGGTATTGGAATTGGAAAAATGCATGGATCCAAAAACTGGTCCATTGTACTTTATGAAAAAATTTGTAAAGATACAACACCCGACCAAAGGTTCAATGCCGTTCGATCCATACCCATATCAAGAAAGATTGATAGAATCATATAACAATCATAGATTCAGTATAGCAATGCTTCCTAGGCAAACAGGAAAAACCACATGTGCGGCAGGATATTTGATCTGGTATGCAATGTTTAAACCAGACAGCCAAATCTTGATCGCGGCTCACAAATATCAAGGAGCATCTGACATCATGTCAAGGGTAAGATATGGATATGAAATGTTGCCCTCGTACATCAAGGCAGGAGTAAATCAATACAACAGGAACTCCATAGAATTTGACAATGGCTCAAAGATAATGGCAACTACTACAACAGAAAACACCGGTAGGGGTATGTCACTTACAATGATATATTGCGATGAGTTTGCATTCGTGCAACCGCCCGAAAAGGCAGTAGAGTTTTGGACTTCACTGTCTCCTACTCTATCAACAGGTGGTAAATGCCTTATCACTTCAACACCAAACTCGGATGAAGATCAATTTGCTTTGATTTGGAAAGAAGCATTGAAAAGATTTGACGATTTTGGCAATGACAATATTGTGGGGACCAATGGATTTTACGCAATGAAGGCCCACTGGTCAGAACACCCCGACAGAGACGAAGCATGGGCCGCCGCAGAAAGATCCAGAATCGGAGAAGAGAGATTTAGAAGGGAACACGAGTGCGAATTTTTAATTTACGACGAGACATTAATATCAAGTGTTAAACTTGTAGAACTAGAAGGCAAGGATCCTATATGGAATCAAGGACAAGTGCGTTGGTATCATAAGCCAAAACCAAAACATGTATACATGGTAGCACTCGATCCATCTTTGGGTACAGGTGGTGACTACGCCGCTATACAGATTATAGAATTGCCGACCTTTAAACAAGTGGGCGAGTGGCATCACAACACGACGCCTGCCAACCAACAGATTAGGATATTACAATCTATCACAAAATACATACATGATACAATCATGGAACAAGATGCTTCTGCTACTCCGCAGATTTACTATTCAATGGAAAACAATACCCTGGGAGAAGCGGCACTGATGAGGGTGATGGACATAGGAGAAGAAAACATAATGGGTATGTTCCTATCCGAACCTATCAGGAAAGGTCACAGAAGGAAATTTAGAAGAGGTTTCAACACAACTGCCAAGCACAAGATAGATGCGTGTGCAAAGTTCAAAGAATTGGTTGAAAATAACAAATTTGAAATAAATTCCAAGGCTTTAATTACAGAATTAAAGAGTTTTGTCGCAACAGGTGTGTCATACAAAGGAAAACCAGGAGAACACGACGATTTGGTGTCTTCTATGCTCCTGGGAACAAGAATGATGAAGGTTCTTGCCGACTTCGATCCCAAAGTATTCGAACAATGGACCAATAGAACATCCGAATACACGGCACCAATGCCCATCTTTGCCAATTTAGGCATCTAACAACTTTAAATATCATTAATGACATCACAAAGCAAAGTCTTATGCCTAGCGGACAACACCTCTGACCAGGCTTGGGGACATAAACTCGCACAGGACTTTGCCAACTCACGCAAAATAACTTTCAGAGGCACACTGAGTCTCGATGAAGGTATCAAACCTGGATGTTACCATATTGGTCCTGTCTCGATGCAACAAAAAGATATCATAGATGCCAGTAAGCACTTTGACAGAATAGTTTTATTGGATCAAACGCAGGAACAATACTCGCACAGCAGGATTTTTCTAGCGATGTGGAAACTTGTCAACGACATGGCTGAACTTGGTATAAAAGTTGACGTGATGAATTCTGAAAACATGCAGTACCTGTATGACTGGGAAGAATATTTTGTAAAAAATAAAACTTTTTGCATAGACCCATGGGTTCTCATGCACGACGGTCTGAGTGGTTACACAAACCTGTGCGGACGTAACTGGAAAAAAATCAAACCACGGAAAAAAATCCACGATTGGAGCACGGATCCGGAATATTCGAGTATCAGGAAAAAAATGTTGGCGGGCAAAACCGTTTCTGGCTGTGAAGGTTGTTACAAATTTGAAGACAAAGGTATCAGGGATATGAGATGGACCGATTCTTTCGATTGGATCACGAGATTGAAAATAAAATCAGTCGACGATCTAAAAAAATTCAAAGATCCGGTATACTTTGAAGTCAGACCTTCCAACAAATGCAACCTTATGTGTAGGATGTGCAGTCCTAGATGGAGCCATTTGATACAAGATGAAACAAAACAGATAGATGATGTAAAATTTCAAGACATTGTCCAAAAATTTCCTGATTCCGAGATACTCAACAACAGCAGTTTTGATAAACTTAACCTGGACACACTCGAAAGAGTATACATAGCCGGTGGCGAGCCAACTGTGATGCCTGAAGTTTATGAATTTTTAAGAAAATGTGTCAAAGAAGATAAAACAGATTTTGAACTTAACATCAATACCAATGCTGTAAAAATTAGTGAACCTCTTTTTGACCTTTTTAAACAATTTAAGCGATTATGGTTCACTTGTAGTATCGATGGTACACCAAGAACCACAGAATATGTCCGATGGGGCACCGACAGTGCAAAACAGATTGAAAATATACACAGGTTAAAGAACAATGGAGCAGGCATCCATTTCATTAGTGTGGTCTCTATATACAATGTGCATGAAATTGGCGACACCATGGCTTTCTTTGATGATGAATTTCCATATGCTACCATACAACTCAACAGAGGAGCATACAAAAATGACTTACTGACCGCTTGGAACCATCCCATGAAGGACAAGGTGTTAGAAAGCATTCTACAAGCCAAGAAGACAAGGTGCTACTACCACCAGGAGAGAGGATCAAAACCCATAATCGATGCTTTGGAACAACATTACCAATCTAATCAAACGTTTGATAGGCAGAAACTCAAAGATTTTTTCTATTACAATGACACGCTAGATAAAAAAAGAGGTTGTAAATTAATCGATTACATACCAACACTCGAGGAATGCAGAAAATACATTATAAACCACTAAATACAGTATGATTTCATCGCAAACGTCAAACGACCTATTCAATAAAATAAGAAGTAAATTTGGAAATATACAGATAGGTAACTCAATGGGCGAAGCAACAGCAAACCCAGGCGAAGCAGTATTTTTTGACTTCGAATTCCTAGAAGATGCGGATACTTTTGGCAGGGTGTCTATTAGCATCGCAGACGGAGAATCTATCAAAGTGTTCTACAACGAAGGACTGGTGGAAAAGATAGACGAAGATAGCAAAGATGAATGGTATGCTTTCTTAAAAGAACTTAAAGACTTTGCTGTAACGCATCAATTGGGCTTTGATGTACGAGATATCACTAAAAATAACCTCACACAGCAGGATTTCAAGAATATGGCGGACGTGAATCAAACGGTAAATACGGATGACATGTCGGAAGAAATCAATAGAATTACAAAACTAGCAGGAATCAAAGAAGGCCTTACAGGCACAGCAAAGAGTTCGTTCGAGAACCTGGATAAAACAAGATTAATCATTAGGCACAGTAAACCTGTTGCTGAGGAAGTACCAGGAGCAAGAACTAGACATATTAATTCATTATACATCGAGAACGCAGAAGGCGAAAGATTCAAATATCCGATAGTGCATCTAGCAGGTGCTAGAGCAATGGCCCGTCATGTTGCCAATGGCGGTGTTCCACATGATGAATTCGGCCAACACATAGTAAACACCAGTGAAAATATTGCACAACTTAATTCTTTCAACAGATACGTTGCCACAAAAGATCAACTAAACGATTCTGCAGGAGATATTATTGAAAGAGCAAAAATGAAATGTGAAACTTTGAAAAAATATATCAAAGGCATAGCAAAACAAAAAAATTACGAATCAGCAAAAGAAAATTTCAAACCTGTACTGATGCCAGAATTGGACGATCAGGCTAAATCGGATCTGAAAGACAAGTTTACACTAAAACATTTTGATGAAAAAATTGATACTGCTCTTCCATTGATCAATTCTATCATGAAAGAAACAGAAGTAACAGAACTAGATACAGAAAAACCTTTGAGCAAAAAAGACATTGAGATACCAGCACCTATTGATGGTGGAAATGAAACTATGAAATTTTTAGCAAGTGGTGAACCTCTGGTTTTAAAGAAAGACCCCGGCGCTGAAACTGTTGCTTTTAGATCTGAATTCAAAGACAAAAAAGACAAGTTAAGAGCAATCCTAATGGATATAGCAGACAGGATACTGCCATCTAACCCAGAGTCAGACAAAGTGGCAAACTTTGCTTCTGCAATGGCAAATGATTTATCTAAAATCGGTGATCCGTTTGGCGACGTGAGCAGTGCCAACTTCAAAAGAGATCTCAGTGTTGCATACAAACTCGCAATTCGATATATGCAAGACATCGACAAGATGAGGAACAATCCTGACTATGCAAACACTATAAGAAAAGAACCACAAGAGATTAAAGCAAAAGTAGACAGACAAGGCAGAGCCAAAGAAAATATAGAAGACCAATTTGAATCATGGGCAGACAACATTGTTGAACAGAAACCATACGTCTCGATGTATCAAGGCAATGATGGCAAGACTGTATATGACGTGTTAGACAAAGACGGTGAATCTGCATTCAAGTCACCAGACTACGATGTAGCGAGAAATTTCTTAAGCAAAAATTTTGACAGGTTGGCTGGTAGGGCAATCAAAGAAAATGACGAGCCAATGATCATTGACGGCAAAGAAGTGGATCCATCATCAATCGAGTACGAAATGCAGGACTACGGTGACGTGATCGCTCCAATCTCAGACGCTAAATTTATTGACGGGACAGATCTTACAGATGACCAAATGGCAGACTTAGAATCCTCAAGCGCCTACGTTAGTTGGGTAAGGCAAGATTACGACGAAAGAGCGGCAAGCATGTATGATGATGTCAACATGGAAGGCAACCAGTTTGCTCAAGCAGTAAACAAAGCCAAAGCGGCAGGCATGAAACCGGGCGATAAGTTCAAAGTAGGTGATAAAGAATACACACTGAAAGATGCCATTGAGCAGGCAGGCTTAAAATTAGAAGAATTCTACAACGAAGATGAGCTCTCGGAAATAGAAGAAGCAAAAGCCAAGCCAGACTACATAGACATAGACAAAGACGGCAACAAAACAGAACCAATGAAAAAAGCGGCCCAAGACGCCAAAAAAGAATCTGCTGAAATTACCAATATCCTTAAATTAGCAGGCATTTAACTTTTCCAAACAAAACTCTTGATCTTTGATAAATAAGTGTGTATATTAAGCACTATGCCTGATATACATTTAGGCAAAACATAGGCAACAAATAGGAGGCTTACATTATGGCTACATTGGCTGAAATAAGAGCGAAGTTAAAATCTCAAGAAGTGAATCGCTCCACTTCATCAACAGGCGGAGACAACGCCATCTATCCACATTGGAACATACAGGAAGGACAGGAAGCAGTCATTAGATTCTTGCCAGACAAGGATACTACTAACACGTTTTTCTGGACAGAAAGGAACATGATCAAATTGCCATTTGCTGGCATCAAAGGTCAGGCAGATTCCAGACCTGTACAGGTACAGGTTCCATGCATGGAGATGTACGGTAAAACATGTCCGGTACTAACTGAGGTTAGGCCATGGTTCAAAGACAAATCAATGGAGGACATGGGAAGAAAATACTGGAAAAAGAAAAGTTATATTTTCCAGGGTTTTGTTGTACAGAATCCATTGTCGGAAGACACGACACCTGAGAATCCAATCAGAAGATTTATAATTGGACCCCAGATCTTTAACATCATCAAAGGGGCATTGATGGATCCAGAAATGGAAGAAATGCCAACTGATAGTGTGAGAGGAGTTGATTTTAGGATAACCAAAACTTCCAAAGGTGGTTATGCTGATTACTCAACTTCTAAATGGTCAAGAAGAGAAAGAGCACTCGACGAAAACGAAAGAGCGGCTATTGATAAATTTGGTTTACATAATTTATCGGATTTCAGACCAAAGGAACCAACTGAAGCAGAAGTTAAAATAATTAAAGAATTATTTGAACAATCTGTGAATGGTGAGGCTTACGACCTAGACAAATATGGTCAATACTACAGACCAGCGGGCGTGAGTGCACCTCAGCAAAGCAACACTGAAACTTCGGCACCAGCAACTGCTACGGAAACCCCAAAAGCAGAAGCACCAGCACAACCGGTGGCAGAAGCAAAAGTGGAAACTGCTCAGGCGGAACCGGCACAACCAACAGGCGACAGTGCCAAAAGAGCTGAAGATATCTTGAAACTGATAAGATCAAGACAAGCAAAATAACCCCTTAACATTACCAAGTGGCTATACTGATTGACAGTGTAGCCATAAGGTAGTAATATAACACTATGACAAAACCATTCGACGTAACAAAATTTAGAAAGAGTATAACAAAATCTATCCAAGGACTTGGCATCGGGTTCAATGACCCAACAGACTGGATATCAACAGGAAGTTATGCATTAAACTATCTAGTAAGTGGAGATTTTAATAAAGGTCTTCCATTAGGAAAAGTAAGTGTATTCGCAGGAGAATCAGGAGCAGGTAAAAGTTACTTTGCATCTGGAAACATAATAAGGCACGCACAAGAGCAAGGTATATTTGTAATATTGGTGGACTCTGAGAACGCATTAGATGAGAAATGGCTACAGGACCTAGGAGTAGACACTGATGAAAAGAAACTGCTCAAATTGAGTCTATCAATGATAGACGACGTTGCTAAGACAGTTTCTGAGTTCATGAAGGCCTACAAAGAAGAACACGCGGACAACAAGGAAGGTGCACCAAAGGTTTTGTTTGTGATCGATTCACTGGGCATGTTGCTGACGCCCACCGATGTAGATCAATTTGAAAGAGGTGAAATGAAAGGAGACCTAGGTAGGAAACCAAAAGCCTTGACAGCATTAGTGAGAAATTGTGTAAACATGTTTGGTTCATGGAACGTTGGGCTTGTTGCCACAAACCACACGTATGCCTCACAAGACATGTTTGATCCTGATGACAAGATCTCGGGAGGACAGGGTTTCATATATGCATCTTCAATTGTGATAGCAATGAAAAAACTGAAACTCAAAGAAGACGAAGCAGGCAATAAAATCTCAGAAGTGAGGGGTATCAGAGCGGCTTGTAAAGTGATGAAAACACGTTACGCAAAACCATTTGAAGGAGTACAGGTGAAAATTCCATATGAAACAGGAATGGATCCTTACTCGGGATTGGTCGAACTGTTTGAAAAGAAAAATATATTAACCAAGCAAGGAAATAAACTTGCTTACAAAGGTCCCGACGGAAACACTATTGCAGAGTTCCGTAAAAACTGGTCTGGTGATAAATTAGATATAGTTATGAAGAATTTTCATAACATAGCACTAGACAAAGAGGAACCAGAAAATGACGGAAAATCAGATGACGAGCAATCAGATTGAAGAGATTTGGATATCGATATCAAACTATCTTCCCGAGAGAGTTAAATTAGACTGTGCTGTCGATTATGTCAAGACGTTGCTTGACATGGACATAGAACCTTCTGTTTTAAAAGCCGCTGGCGAGTATGATGAAAAACTAGAACAGGCTATAGAAACAGTTCTTTCGGACAGGGGACTTGACGAGGAAGATGAACTGTTTGGGGACGAATGAGTTGGTATTCAATCGTAAGCAAAGACGTTGGCAAGATACCAGAATGTATTGAACATTACTACAAAGAGTTAGACACAGCCAAAAAAGAAATTGGTATATACGGAAACCTCGAGCGAGCATCTGCTTCAATGCCGGGCGTGGTGGAACACAGATTTAATCAATTACAAGAGATCGAAGCAATACTAGAATACCTAAATATCGAAAAAAGACGGATAAGATCCAAAACTTTTAAGAAATACCTAGAAAACTATCAGAGAGCACTTTCATCTAGAGACGTTGAAAAATATGTTGACGGTGAGCCTGATGTCATTGATATGGAAAAAATAGTTTTAGAATTTGCATTGCTTAGAAATAAATGGCTCGGCATCATAAAAGGACTGGACCAGAAACAATGGCAGATAACCAATATTGTCAAACTTAGAGTAGCAGGAATGGAAGATGCAACAATCAAATAGAATCATACTGACAGATGTGGATGGTGTTTTACTGGAATGGGAGAAACATTTTGCAATGTGGATGGCCAGCAGAGGCTACTACGAAAAAGCCAGTAAGAAAGATGTTTACTCCATGAAAAAACGGTATGGGCTAGACGAAGAGGAAAAATCAGAGCTCATAGAAGAATTCAACAGGTCAGCATGGATGGGTACTCAGATGCCTTTGCCCGGCGCACAAACATGGGTGAAACTTCTACACGCGGAAGGATGGACGTTCATACCAATTACCTCACAAACCAAAGACATACCAGGACAGCAACTAAGAAAGAAAAGGCTACAAGAACTGTTTGGTGGCACAGTGTTTTCAAATTTTTTCATTCTGGACACAGGCGCTGACAAACACGAGGCACTGGCAGAATTTCATGGAACAGGACTTTGGTGGGTGGAAGACAAACCAGAGAACGCAGAATTAGGCCTTGAGTTTGGTCTTAGGCCACTTCTTTATAATCACACATACAATCAAAAATACAAAAACCCTAAAGTTAAAAGAGTAAGTAATTGGAAGCAAATTAGATCAATTATTAACTCAAATGTTTAACAAAGACAAGCAGTATTTCCCAATAAAGCAGGAACCGGCGTGCCAACTTAAATGGACATGGTCCACATTATGGTTGACCGAAGGCACGACAAACAGTTGCCACAGGTGCCTGCGGGTTCCGATAGATCTAGACAACTTTGATAATTTTCACAATGTACCCCACAAGATAAAC